GGGCGGTAATGGCACTCCACTGCCTAGTGTGGAGAGGGTCTGGCAAAACGACAACGGGAGAGCAACCCGGCCAGCGATCGTTCTCTTGGAACCGAAATGCTCCCAATGCAGGAACGCAAGTTACGCGCCGCCATATGGTGCTGGTTGCCTGTTGTCGATACCTCAAGGCTCAACTGAGTTGCAAGAGATACGAACGGACCCCATCGACGCACTTGATTGCTGCGTTGGACAGGGATTATTCCGTTCGTTCCTAAGGTCTAAGCTGTTTGCAACAGATGCAAGAAGTTACTTTATGGATAAAGAAACAAAATTCTTATTAGATCACATCAACCCTATTAAAAACTCCGAACGTCTCCCCGTTGGTTTATAATTCGATAAACACAAAAGATGTATTGAGCATCTCAACCGAAAGAGTAAATGAACGCCTGTCAGCGCTTTGCGATAGAGCCCAGTCTTTAATTCGAATGATTGATCCGCTTCCAGAATCGCACTCAACCGCATAAGCGGGGCCACCAAAAATACAGATGGATAAGGTCAATATCATCCTAAGAATGATTTTATTAATGGTGGTGCGCATTTGGAATTTTTGCCATTTCAATTTACTCAAACGTCAGTGATCACGCGCCTCACTCTCGCAAAGGCCACAAAATCGTCGTTTAAAGGCATAGACATATGCTCTGGATTTGTGGAGTAAGGCTGCATTCGTGGCGGGTCAACACGATACTGTTTAAATGTTGCACTTCCCGTTTCTCGTGACGAAAAAACGTAAAACCGCCTATCAATCAAATTCAGGTCCGCTCTGTTGATCAGGATTATGCTGGCATCGGGGGCGATGCGATTCATGCTGTCTCCCGCGACTTCCAGGGCGAACCAATCCCCTGACGGTAGATCGGAAGCTTGAATCCATCGCTCAATATCATCTTTCATAATCGATTCATGCTCTATGAGGTTTCCGGCGCTGACCATTGAAAGAACAGGAATATCAATCGGCGTTTTTACCCCTTCATCACCAAACAGAATCCATCCGGCTTCAACGCCGAAATGCGCGGCGTATTTCTCAGCAGCTTTGCGCGATATTGGGCGATTCCCGTTTTCGTTGCTGATGAGAGTGTTCTTGTTGATTGCTTTAATAAGCTTGGCGGCTTCGCTTGGGCTTTCGTACCCAGCAGCAGCTCTAGCTTTCTGCAATCTATGCTTTGGTTCTTCCATGTACAACGCTTAGACAATAAAAATCGTACGAAGGGTACGAATTGGGGTTGACGTTAGTTCGTACGTAATGTACGAAATAGCCATGAGCACACCTAAAGACATTCGAGACCTTATTGATCGCTGGCCTTCAATCGTCGCGTTCCAAGAGGATATGGGCTGCAAGTACGAAGCTGCGCGGCAAATGAGATACCGCAATTCAGTGAACCCTTCGCATTGGGAGAAGCTGATTGAAGTTGCTGCGGCTGCTTCCATTGAGGGCGTAACATATGAATGGCTCACAAGCCTCCGAAATCCTTCAAAAGAGAAGGCGGCTGTATAGTGAGCAACAAACCACTTACCGCAGGCTGGTTTCCTATGGACACTGCGCCACGTGACGGAACTTACATTCTCGTTCATTGCAGAAATTGGGATTACCAATACAGCGTGGCCTATTGGTTCAATGACGCAGCCGAAGATTCCAATGACGACTTTAGTTGGCGAGAAACTTCTCGATGGACGCTTGTTGGTGATGAGAGCATTGATTGCGAATTTTACTCTTGGCAACCTTTTGTGCCTGTTGATGGGATTGAAAAAGAACCTATGCTCCCAACTCGTTTGGAGCGTGATCGCTTTCATGAGAAACGAGGGGTTTTCGGTGAAGTTGACCCGCATTTTGAATGGCAGCAAGCGCGGGACGAAATAACCAAAGAGCTTGGTGCCTGCCCCCCCGAAAAGGCTGATTTTTCTCCTTCCAAATCGGCGGCATCATCATGATCACAGCAAATAAACCCAAGACCCATTCCAAAGAGTTTGACGCAGAGATTCTCGGCGCATTCCGCAAGGGCTTTGACACTCTCGATATAGCTCAAATGTTTGGGCTCAAAGAGGCTCAAGTTGTTGGGTTCCTGCATTCGGCGCGTGAACGGGAGTTGGCGGCATGAGTGTGGAAAAACTTTCTCGCACTGATCTTGAAAACGGTGTTTCTGATATTTCCAAGAAAATTGCGGCTCTTGAAACAGAGATGAGCCAACATAAAGCGACTTTTGCGTCGATGTGGGCTGGTTATGAAAAAGAAAAAAGCTCTCTCAGTTCTAAGCTTGGGCAGTACCAATCTGAAGTCTCTAAGCGAGAATCGAGAGATAACATTGAACCAACAATAACCGATCACGCCTTGCTTCGATACATTGAGCGCGTTCATGGAATTGACGTTGAAGCAATGAAATCTTGGCTGTTGAACGATGCTGTTAAGTCCGCCGTTGTTTCTGGTGCTGCTTCTTGCATCCAAGACGGTTTGAAATTCGTAATTAAAGGGAGTTCGGTCGTAACTGTTGTCCCCACGAAGCTTAGAAATCCAAAAAGGTTTCAAAGTAAAAGGCCTCCCGAATTAGACGAAATATCCGAAGGTATTGCAGAATACGAGGCTGCTTCCGTGGCCCAATCGGAGGCTTCCCAATGACCAAGACAGACAGCAACGGCCCAACACCGAAAACCACGCTTCAAATTCTGAAAGACGCTGACGCTCTGCTCAGTGATGAGAGTAAGTGGGTCAAGGGTGACTACGCGCATACAGAGACAGGCAAACCTTGTCTCGTTGAGGATGGTTCGCGCTTCTGCATTTCGGGTGCCTTTATGAAGATAGCAGGTCGTGGTGCTGTGACTTTTGTTCATCAGCAGGCTCGGGAGTCTGTCAATTCGATTGCGATCAATCGCGGGTTTCGCCATGTGGCCGAATTTAACGATCATCGCAAAACCACCTTCGCTGACGTAAAGGCCGTATTCGCTAAAGCCATAGCTTCCGAAGAAGCCAAGGCAGGTGAAGCATGAGCGCGGCTATTCTCAACGCATTGATGGAAGTCTTGAACGAAGACGATGCTAGGGCGGTTATAGATCATCGTAAAACGACGATTAAGAAGCCGCTTACCGTTCGTGGCGCTCAATTGCTGGCAAATCAGTTTGCACAAGTGGACGACACAACCGCTGCTGTTGACATGATGATTGAACGAGCTTGGCAGGGTTTCAAGGCTGAATGGTTCATGCAGCAAACGGGCAGGGCTGCGCCAACTGCTTCCACTGCCTTCTTGCGATAATCTCTCTAGTGGGGCTGAAAAGAACCTGATTGCCAATCTGGACGGATATGACGCCGTAGCGGTTAATCGCGCTGTTGCTGATATTCTTGGAAAGACAAGCCATGAGCGCGACAAGTTTCATGTTGGCAAGTTTCCCACGATTGACGAGATACTTCCGCGCTGCCGCTATCATCAAAACGAGATTGCGAAGTCCAAGCGCCCTGTTGCGCAGATCGTTGATGCAAACCGTTCTCGCGTTTCCAGCAACTCCCCATTTGACATAAAGCAAGAGGCCCATCGTTACGCTGTTCGTGGCCGCGCTGTTTTGGATAAATCCATTACGCATTTGCAGTTTGAGAAAAACGCACGGTCTAACAAATTTCCATCTGGCTCTACGTATTTTGCAATCACAGGCAATGTCTACGCTCCTAAACCAGAGGGGCAGGGCGCATGAACACCGATCAACGCCCTACAGGTTGCCGCTATCCGCAAGAGTGCAATCAGAATCGTGAAAAGCTGTGTCGTGCGTGTGCTGCGGCTCATGTTCAAAACCTTATTCGGGAGAGTGTGTGATGGATTATTCATGGGCAAAGCCGGGGGTTAAGTGTGTAGCTGGCGATCAGTTTCGCGATTTATCGTCAGTACAAAAACAAGCTCGAAACGTATCTGAAAAAGGCGTTGATATTCCTGAGTACGGGAAGATTTACACAATTTCAGAAGTGGGAGAATGTGGTTTAGAAGGAATGATTGGAATATTGCTAGAAGGCATGTCTTTTCCTCCAATGCCGAGCGGCAACATCTATCGCTGGCCAGTTATTGCATTCCGCCCTCTCCAAGACACTTCCAAAGCCGTTGAAGCTATCAAGCGCAACGCCATAGAAGCGGCTAACAAGCAGACGGTGAAAGCCGATGCTTAATCCACTCATTCCCATTGCTGTTCACCTCCTCCCGAACGGCAATAGACGTGACGTTGAGAACTGCTCTCCCCAGGCTTCTCCGTCACGTCACACCCAAACCATGAGAGACACAAGCGGGACAACTCCTGCCAGTGGGTTCTTCGGCGAATTGTTCTATTTTGGAGGCAATCGCCATTTGTCAGTGCTCCTCTCGTGGGCGGCTGGGCTGATGAAAAACCCTCATCCAATCGGGCTGATTGGAATCTGCAATTCCAGCCGTTTTTCTTTCATCCATTATTGCAGTCAGGCGTTCCACCGCCTGTGCAATCGTCTCAGAAGCGGCATGGTTTCGCGTACCGCCTCTGTAGTCATCCAGTTTGTAAATTGTAGCAGACATTTCTTCGTTCCTTTCTTGCCAGAACAATTTGGCAAAAGAGGCGTGAAATGTCCGACACCGAACGTGAAGAATCCAACACCAACCATGCAGAGAGTAACATGAGTACTGCACAAATAGGCCACAACGGGCCGCGTTGGGAAACCATGCGCGACGTTTCCGGTGACGCATACCGGACTATCAACACTGCCTACAAAGAAATGTGTGAGCGTATCGAGGCAGACACCGAACACAGACGCTTCGTGCGGGGGACAGTCAGCAATGCGGCTCATCAAGGCAATCTGGAACAATCTGAAAGAACGGATTTGGTCGAGCAGGACCACTTTCCAAGAGACTGAAATATCAGACGATGAATGGCAGCATTGGGCTGCAAAGAAACACAGGGAACAGAACACATGAATGACAAGAGTTTGGTATTCGGAACGGGCCTTTTCGGTTTGGTTTTAGCCTGCATTTTCGCATGGGGGACGCATATTTGGTGGCTGATCTCCTCTGCTTTGGCAGGCGCGGCAACTGCATCGCATGTGGTTCTTGGTATTCTTGGCTTGGTATTCCCGCCTTTTGGAATCGTGCATGGGGTTATGATTTGGTTCGGTTGGGCCCTATGACCCTCCTATCCCGCCTATTCCTTCCCAAGACCGTAAGAGCCGAAACCACTCAAACGGTGTTTGTGGTGAAGGAAAAGAGGGTTGAAAAGCCATCACCCAACTACGGGGTAAACGAGCAGTTGAAAGCAGAAATTGCGCAGAATCCGCCAGCTTATCTACCAACTCCCAAAGAAGCTGGTTACGTGCCGAAATGGAGGGAAGGCAAGGATGCCTAAGCCTCGCTATGCCCTACAACGCGATGCAAGCGAGCAGGACATATTCAAAGCCCTGCGCGGTGCTGGCGTGTCGGTCGCGCCTTCTGATGAATACGTGGACTGCTGGTTAGGGTTCATGGAGCGCACATTTCCCTGCGAAATCAAGACCCCCGGCACCCAATACGGCAAGAAATTAAACAAGAACCAACAGCGCTTCGCTGATAATTGGAGGGGCAGCAAGATTGTCATTCTCCGAACGCCAGAGGAAGCGGTTGATTGGGCCAATGATCAAAGGAACGGATGATGCAATCAGAAGAAACTCAAATCAAAGCATTGGAAAAGCACCATGCCAATCTCTTTACCAATCGCCAAAGGGAAAAAGCTGATGCTGATAGATTGGCTATCGAAGAACTTAAGGAGGGTATTTTAAAGCTTGAAGCTGCGCGTGACTATCAAAAAGACAATCGCAAGACAGAGTACACTCTTGCGCGGGACGTTCTTTTGGAAGCTCAGATCTTGATAGACAATGAGAGAAAAGACCTTCGTGAGAAGATCGACCTTTTGGATAAAGCTTATCAGGCAGACTTAGACAATATCGATCAGAATGTTGACGAACAAAAAGAGTCGGCTGAATTGATGCTTAATGCACATGAAGCAAGTCTAGGGGCTCTTGCCAAAGATATTACCCGTCCAAAACAATCCAAGAAAAAATCGTAGGGGCTTTTAATGGGACACACCAATTCACTTGACCGCATGGGGCTTTTGCGTGTTTCGACAAATATCAATAGATCAATTCCTGTTGAACCTACAGTAGATTCCGTAGCAGCGGCAAAAGCGCGAATAAGCGCAATGAAGCGATCTGTCTTGAAAACGCGCAGGCGTATCGACGCTGTAGGGGAAAGGAGAGCGGCGCAAATAGCTGAAGCAAACAGGCTGGCCGCCTTGGAGCAGAAAAGGCTTGATCAAGAGGCCAAAGAGCGTGACCGCCCTCATATAGAATACATTGACGCAATTCTTCCTGCACCCAAGCCGCCAGAGATTGTTTACACTCCAGAAGCGATTAGAGCCATTGAAGAAGCGCGAAAAGCGATTGTCGAGGACAGTTATAACCATGATCGCTACCCCACAATGGAAAATATCTTGAAGTTGATTTGCGAGGTCTATGGGGTAAGTAGGACAGAATTGTTCTCTGATCGCCGCTCCAGATACATCACTCGGCCTCGGCAGCATTTCTTTCTTCTGTGCAAAAAACACACAATGCGCTCCTTACCTGAGATGGCAAGGTTCATGGGTGGTAGAGACCACACTACGGCTCTGCACGGCATAAGACTAGCTCAAGAGCGGCTTGATAAAGGCGATGAACTTATGAAGCCCATTCCAGATTCTTGGGTGAAGAATCTTTCTCCTGCGCACACAGCTATGAAGCTGCTGGCTTTGTCGTGAGGGTGTAAATTGAAGCGATTTTTTCGCAGAGTGTTCGCCGCTGGCGCGTTCGCTAAGAATCCTTTTTGGTGGATAATATCGGATGAATTTCGGTGCGATGCTGCGTGTGTAGATTGGCTTTATACCATCCACAAACTGGGCGGGCGCAAGTCACAAAGCTCTCCCAAGGATATTGGGTTGGCTAAAAAGGAGACGATTTTGGATATTGATATTGACGATGTTCCAACGTTCAAACCCTGCAGCTTCACTTGCTCGGAAAGCCTTCGCACTGAGATAATTTTAGAAGACGGATTTGTGGTCTGGGAGCAGTGGGGAACGGAAGGAGTTCAGGTTGGCTATAACGAAAAAGGCTTACTCGTGGGTGTCCAATCTCCCGAAGTTCTAAAGTCAAATAGACACACGTAAGGAGGCTGATTAGTGGGCGTTTACCTACCCAAAGGCGGTTTGAACATTGTGATCACTCCGCGCCCAGATGGCGGTATCAGGGTGTCAAGTGATCAGGTTCCCGGTCTTGTGTTGTCGGGTAAAGACCCTTCCGCTGTTATGGCTGATGTATGGCCTGCGTTGAATAGAATTTTAGAAGCACGATAGGAGCAATGACGATGGAAATGCCAAAGCTTTACAGAATGGGGTGGATACTCGGTGGCAATGACCCGCATTCCAGTGATCCGAAAATGAATGCTCGATACGCCGACGGGACTGAATATTGGCTTCCTGCTCGTGGGTACGAATTGCCCAATTTTCGCAAACGATGCTCTCTTGCTTGGCGTGTTTTCACAGGCGAGCTGGATGCAATCGACAGCCGTCATTGAAGGAGCATCACCTTTGAACTGGTACGTCATACAGATAAGCAACCACGACCTATTCCGCCCAAAGAAGGGATGCTTCGGTCAACTTGCTCAACAGTGCGCCAGTTTGGGCGCTGAAATTTATGTGCCGATAGAGCGTGAAATGCTGGTTATGCGTAAGACAAAAAAGCGCATTGTTAAGATCAAGGCACTCATTCCCGGCTATGGCTTCATTCGTAACGTGAACGACTTCGCAGCAATTGAGGATTTAAAGGGTATACAAGCCATTATGAGGCATGGTCCCGGCTTAGGGCCACTTATTGTTAAAGAACGCGAGATTGAGCGTCTACGCGAAGCTGAGGCCCAAATATACGATGAATACGAGGCCAAGCAACAACGCAAGCGCGTGGCGGAAAGCACAAGCACCAAGAAGGACAGGAACAACGCCTTTCCGGTTAATTCACCCTTCACAGTGAAGGATAGCCATTTCCTAGCTGGTCGTGTTGGCAAGATCGAGAAACACACCGGGCGGCAGACGGTGAAGGCCATGATTGACTTCTTGGGCAAGGCGACAATGGTGGAATTTGACGTGAACGACCTTGAGATTGATGTTGTGGGGAAGCCTGAGAAAGCGGCTTGACCGTAATATTACGATGAACTAGATTCTTGTTAATTGATTTGCACCGTCCGATGCGGCCATGTGACCGCCGGGTAAGGGTCATTGGCTTTTGGGTTTAACTCCTGAAAACTACAAAAATCCGTTTGCCATTTCTTAGGCGGATTGATGCGACGTAAATGGTCTCGAAATCGTCTTTCGTAGCCATTGTATTCTCCAATTCTGTTTTGGAGATGAAACCACCACCCTAATGTTCTTTGTCTCGAAACCTTGGACGTTAGGGAGTGGCCTTCAACGAAAAATCAATTCGTCCAATAGGGCAAAACCAGTTTGGGGCTTTGTGCAAATGCGGCGGGAAGCTCGCTGCGCGTGATCACTGAGCATAATGCAGTGGCAGGTTCGTTAAGAGCGTGGTAAATTCCTGCACTCCCAATTCAATTGCAGATGTAGCTCAATGGCAGAGCCGCAGCCTTCCAAGTTGATGACAAGGGTTCGATTCCCTTCTTCTGCTCCAAATTTGAGGTGCGTGTAGTTTACACTCGCCAGAGCTAAAAAGTAATCGTTAGATGAATGTGAGCTTGTGCAGGATTAACGCCCTGTCGCCTCAAATCACAAAGGTAATTTATGGCTCGAGATTATTTCGTACAATGCACGAAGCCAAAATCAGATGATGATTATAATTGGGAGGCAGATCCTCTCAACAGCCTCGCTCGTACTGTCCACGAAGACTATGAAATCATCGACACAGGTGTTTTGAACGACCAAGGCGAACCTATCATGGCCCGTAAGCGCTTTGACCCAATTGGCTATGTCCGCTTCAAAGAGCGTTAAGCTTCTCACTTACTGCCCTAATGGTAAATCTCTATTCGTAAATGACCAAATCCATCATTGATCATGATCGTATCGCAATTCAAAAAGCAGCCGATCTTTGCGCAAACATTGGCACAATAGACGGTGATACAATGACCTTTGCCATCAATCTATCCAAAGCCCTTGATCAATGGCGCACAAAGCGAACGGGTCACACAGGGTAACGCTTGCTAACACGCATTGGAACAACCATGGCTAAACTAACCCCAGAAATGGAAGCAAGTAAGTGGAAGCCCGGTCAGTCTGGCAATCCAAGCGGTCGCCCAAAAGGCATCGCCGCACTTGCCCGTCAGCATAAGGACAAAGCCTTGGAGGTTCTTGTCGCTGGTATGGAAGACACAGACCCAAAGGTACGCATTACAGCGGCCAAGGAAATTCTTGATAGGGGTTATGGAAAGCCGCTCACAATGACAGCGGATGTAACGGATGCAACCAACGAACTCGACGACGATACGCTCGACGCTGCAATCGCTGCCCTTGCCGCACTTGGAATTGGTGCAGAAGAAACTGTTAGCGGAGAAGAAAAAGAGAGCGGATCGACAAAGCATTGAGCAAGACAGGGAGGAATGCAAAGACCTCTCCACATTCTTGCAACGAGCTTGGATAAACATTGACCCGCAACCTTACGTTCACGGCTGGCATATGGATGCTATGTGTGAACACCTTGAGGCTGTTGCTCGTGGTGACATAACAAGGCTTTTGGTCAACATTGCGCCGGGTACATCAAAGTCTTCTGCGATTAGTGTTTTCTTCCCTGCGTTTTTGTGGGGACCGTTTAATTGGGCGGGCGCTCGTTTCATAGGCGCTTCATATGAGCAATCACTTGCAACGCGGGATAACCGCAAGACAAGGTTGCTGATTGAAAGTGAATGGTTTCAGGACCGTTGGCCCACAACGCTAACGAGTGACCAAAACGAGAAAACCGGATTTGAGAACACGGCACGGGGATTTAGGCAATCCTGCGCCGTTAAGTCCATGACAGGTAAGCGTGGCGACTTTGTTGCTTGGGATGATCCTCTATCACCTGAAAAAGCCAATTCAGACGTAGAGCGCGAGACCGCGAACCGTGTTTTTGACGAAACGCTTCCTACGCGATTAAACGACCCAAAGAAGTCGGCAATTATGATCATGATGCAAAGGCTTCATGAGAATGACGTTAGCGGTCACATTCTTTCACGTGATCTTGGGTATGAGCATTTAATGCTTCCCATGGAATTTGAGCCAGAGCGCAAGTGCTACACTTCGATTGGCTTTCAAGACCCTAGAACGCAAGAGGGCGAACTTCTTTTCGCTGATCGCTTTCCCCGCGATGTGGTTGAGCGTGATAAGAAGGCGATGGGTTCATATGCTACGGCTGGGCAGTTTCAACAACGTCCTGCACCGCGTGAAGGCGGCATGTTCAAGCGAGGTTGGTTTAACATTGTTGGTGCGGCACCCGCCGGAACCATTTGGGTTCGTGGTTGGGACTTAGCGGCCTCTACTGAGCAAACCAGTGCTTACACGGCGGGCGTGAAGATAGGCCGACAGCCAGACGGTCGATTTATCATTGGGAGTAGCGTTCGCGGTCAGCTATCCGCAAACGGTGCTGAATCCTTGATTGTGAACACAGCAAGTCAAGACGGAAAAGAAACAAGAATATCTTTGCCTCAAGACCCTGGGCAAGCAGGCAAGATGCAAGCTCAATATTTGGTCCGTCAATTGGCTGGATACGTAGCCAAAGCAACGCCAGAGAGTGGCGATAAGGAAACACGCGCAGAACCGTTGTCCGCTCAATCTGAGGCAGGAAACGTCGATATTATGCGCGGTGATTGGAACGAAGACTTCCTCGACGAGCTTTGCAACTTTCCAAACGGGAAATTCAAAGACCAAGTGGACGCGGCGACGAGGGCATTTGATATGTTGTTAAAACCCGACGCTCCGGTCGCTATTGTTGGCGTGCATGGGGCTGGATATTAGTCTTGTCCGAAGTAACCTACACGGTGGCAACGCCATCGACCGACCACAAGGCTATGCAGTCCTATTGGGAGCAGGTGGACGCGATCCTTTCAGGCGGTGATGCCGTGCGAGCTAAGGGTGAAAAGCTTTTGCCCAGGCTGCCAGCGGAAAGCAAACTTAATTATGACTATCGGCTAAAGACCGCCAAGTTCACCAACGTGTTTGCCGACATTGTTGATAACCTGGCCTCTAAGCCGTTCTCTCAATTGGTCAAAGTCGATAAAATCCCAAGCGAAATGAACGCTTATGTTGAGGACGTGGACGGCAAGGGAAGCCACGCTCATACGTTCTTCAATTCTGTATTTGCTGAAGGTCTTGCCTACGGCCTGAGCTGGGTCTTTGTTGATTATAACCAATCAGATCGGCAACTGAGTTCTCGCCAAGACGATCTACAAGCCGGGGCGCGTCCATATTTAATCCAAGTCAGTCCACTCGATATGATTGCGGTTGAGACTGCCAAGATCAACGGTAAGATTGGTTTCACACATTGCCGGTTCCGCAGCAACTATGTGCAGCGCGAGCCCGGCACGTTCAAAGAAGAACTGATCGAACGGATTTACGAATACAACCGCGAACAAATAACAACCATTGTTGATAACGTGGTGACGAACACGGGGATATGGGCAAACCCAACCTATAAGGTCTGGACGCGCAAGGCGGATCGCAACGGTGAGGGCGGTTGGGTTTCAACCGAGCCAAAGCCCATGACAATCGACCGCATTCCTTTGGTTCCGTATCTCACGGCCTCCACAAAGGGCAATGGTTTCACGTTCAACCCTTTGCTTAAAAACGCGGCTGATCTTCAAATCAATCTGTATGGCAAAGAAAGCCTTATGGACAATGCGGATTTGAACTCGGCTTTCCCAATGATCGCGGGTAACGGCGTAAATCCTCCTGTTGATCCAAATGACCCAACGAAGGCACTGCCAATTCAAACGGGTGCGGGTGCTGCTCTTTATGCGCCTATGTCTGTTGATGGAAAGCATGGCGCTTGGGAGATATTGGAACCGGGCGGCTCAACGCTTACCCACCTGGCTAAACAAGTCGAAACAATCACGCAGCAATTGCGTGAGCTTGGCCGTCAGCCACTAACAGCGCAAACAGGCAACCTTACAGTCATCACAACGGCTTTCGCTGCTCAGAAAGCAAACTCGGCCATTAAGGCGGCTGGGCTGTTACTCAAGGACGCAATGGAAAACACGTTCAAGCTGATGGGGCTTTGGAAAAACCGCAATATTGAGCCTGCGGTTAACCTGTTTCTCGACTTTGATGCTGAAATCTCCGGCTCGGAGTATTTCGAAGACATTCTCAAGATGTATGATCAAGGCCTGATCTCACGGGAAACTGTGATTGAGCAGGCCATTCGCTTTAATCGCCTTCCAGACGGGTTTAATCCTGAAGGTGATTTGAAAGCGCAACTCTCAGAAATCCCCGGCGACGAAGAAGACGAAGCCGATGATTCACCTGCTGCCGATGCGGATGCGGACGCGGCGTAACGGGCTGGATGGCCTAACAACTCCCAGAGGATGGATGTCCTAAGGAACCACAATGAAACTCAAGACACTGGAAATTGAAGGTAAAACCTACGCAGAAGTAAGCGACGGAAAGCCAATTTATGTGGGTGACGATGGCAAGGAAACTGCCTTTGACGCTCCGCATACAGCAGGAACCATCGCGCGTGTGCAATCCGAAGCCAAAGCTCATCGCGAGGCTAAGGAGAAAGCAGAATCCGCTCTAAAGGCATTTGAGGGCATCAGTGACCCAACCGCAGCCGTAAAGGCTCTGGATACAGTTGCTAACCTCGATGACAAAAAGCTGGTTGATGCTGGCGAAGTTGAACGTGTGAAAGAAGCGGCGATTAAAGCTGCGACCGATCAGTTCAAGCCAACCATTGATGATTTGCAGTCCAAGTTGGATGAAGCAAACACTGCTCTACACGAAGAAAAGATCGGCGGTTCATTCAGCCGGTCAGCATTCGTGAAAGATGAAATGATTATCCCCGCTGATCTGGTTCAAAGCCAGTTTGGGAAGCATTTCAGCATTGTAGAGGGCGCAATGGTCGCCAAAGACAGCAATGGCAACGAAATTTATTCAAAGGAACGTCCGGGAGAACGGGCTAACTTTGATGAAGCTCTGAGCATTATTGTCGATGGTTATTCGCACAAGGATAGTATTTTGAAGGGCGATCAGGCCAATGGTTCTGCTGCCGATCAAAATTCTGGAGCAAAGCCCAACGGCTCTGCCGATCTGCGCACTGTTTCGGGTGGTCGTGAAGACCGTGCCGCTGCGCTTGCTGCTAAGTTCCCTGGACTTCCGCTGTCATAGGACACTTTAGGAGAATCCCATGTCCCTCGACCAAATGAAGGTATTCAACGAATACTTTATGCCAGCCACAATCGAAACGCTGGCCCAAATGATTGACAAGTTTAACGCTGCGTCAAACAACACAATCCGCTTGACTGCCGAAGGCTTTGATGGCGATTTCATGCAAGAATCGTTCTTTCAAGCGCTTGGTGCTGCCCGTCGTCGTGTTGATCGCTATGCTGCAAACGCGGCTGTTGCTCCGGTTGATCTGGAAGAACTCCAGAAAGACGGCGTGAAAGTAGCGGGCGGCTTCGGTCCGGTTCGTTACGAGCCATCACAAATGGGTTGGTTGAACCGCCCAAGTGTTCAAGGCATTGAGACTGCTTCTCGTGAGTTTGCGAGTTACATGTTGCAAGATGAGTTGAACACGGCCATTGCGTCCGTTACTGCGGCGATTGAAAATAACGCTGCAACCACGAATGACGTGTCTGCTACAGGCCCCGTGTCTTATGCCGCCATGAACCAAGCACATGCTGCTTTTGGTGATCGGTCCGGTATGCTTGCGGCTTCCGTCATGGATGGCGCGACAATGCATAAGTTGATTGGCCAGAACTTGACTAACGCCGAACGCTTGTTCCAAGCAGACGGTGTGCGCGTTGTGGACATTCTTGGCCGTGCGGTTGTCGTAACAGATGCCCCAGCACTTTATGAAGCTGGTGCACCGAACAAGTCCAAAATCCTTTCACTGTGTGAAGGTGCCGTGACTATTTACGATCCATCTGACGTGATCACGAATATCGATACATCCAACGGCAATCAGCGCATCGAAACGACCTTCCAAAGCGATTATTCCTTTGGCGTGGCTCTTAAGGGCTATAGCTGGGACGTTGCTAACGGCGGGAAGTCTCCAGATGACGCCGAGCTTGCTACTGGCTCCAACTGGGACAAGGTTGTCGCTGACGACAAGCACACAGCGGGCGTTCTCACTATCGGTGACGCAGCCGGTTAATAAATAAGGACCGCGTGGGCTTAGGCTTGCGCGGTCCTTTCGTGTTTCTCAAGACAAATGGAGCCGATCATGGCTGACGAAAAGAAAAAAGACGACAATACCATCTACGTTGTTCACCCTGTATCCGCTGAAGACAAGGCGAAATACAAGGCCGATGGCAAGCGCATCATTGATGCCAAATTCGCGCCTAAGGGTGCAAAGGTTGTTGGTGTCAAAGAAGACAAGAAAGAGCCGGTTCAACCCGCTGCTCAGTCCGACAGCTAAGTCAAACACTCAAGGAGCGGGCCTATGCCTCAATCAGCAATTTACGATCTTGGGCCGGGTGAAACGTCTGCGGATTTTTCTGTCCCTTTGGGCGATACAACAATGATCTTCGGCCTAGATAACAATTTCCCTGTTTGCACAGGCATTATTGAGTTTGAGAAGTCGGGCGTTGTTCGTTCCTTGCCAATTCCTCAAGACCGTAATCTTCAAACCACGGGTGCTGTGTCGGATAACACCATCATTCGCGTGAAGGTTTTGACCGTTGGTAACGCTGGCTATCCTGCCGAAACCGACAAATCTAAAATACTGCTAGAAACCGTCTAGAAATGCAGGACGGATATGTTAGGCGCGTTCGCGTCATAAGCAATTATGATGGCGATACCATTCGCGCTGATATTGATCTTGGCTTTGGTCAGTGGTCACACAATCAGACATTTCGTCTTTACGGCATCAACACACCGGAGTTGCGCGGTGGCACTGCTGAAACCAAACAGGCTGGTCGTGATGCAAAGGATAGAGATGGCGCTAATTCCTTGGCTTCAAAGCATCGGTGTTCGTCATGGCTTTACGCTGAGTAATGAGGGAACCAATATCGCTGATGATTTCGGTGATAGTGCAAACCCAACGAATATAACGGGAGGCACATATTCATTCCAAACAGATCCTGTCTGCTTGGGTATGACGCATTGCTTGAGAACCACAACAAGCACCAGTGAAAACGTTGACGGTGCCATCATTGCCAACCGGCAGGATATAGGAGCAGGGAGGCGGCGTTAACAACGTTGCTTTCATGGGCGGCGCGAGGGTTACCTGGCAAGCGGCGGATAGTGGCCAGCCGTTTCTCATCGTTGCGGATCAGTTTCTATCCCAAAGGCTAAGAAACATTCTCAACGGCGGGGGTTGGGAATACCGAACATTCTGGGGTGGCCCAGACAATCGTGCATGGAAGACGGCCAACGGCGTATTGCAGGGCTTTGATAATCAAGGCGGAACAGACCAATTCCCCGGGCACTCCGGTGACTTCACATTCGGCAATTCAGCCGACAACCTACAAAGCTTCAATGGTGACACACTGACAAGCCAAACGGTTGCCCAAGATGGTAACCTCTTGCTGATGAGGAATGGAATTGCCTCGATTGGCACCATCATCCAACCGGGCGACTTTGTTTCCGAGCATAGAGAGATATTCGAACGGACTGTTCTAGCCGAAAACGTCATCACTGGCACAGTAGCGCAGCAGCAAGCGGCACTTGATGCTCTTTCAGGAACCACGTTTCAGGATGTGAATTGTGCGATTGAAATTCGTCAGGCAACGGATGCAACAGACTACACGCTAACACTCAACAACATACAGTTCGTTGAAAGCCAATGGTTGCGTGACATATCGGTTATGTATGTTGGCCCAAACACTTTGACGCTCATCAATGCGGGAACAAGTAACGCGGTCGAGGTGTCAACTCCAGTTGAGCGTGACTTGGATTTGGGAACGACAGTTTTGACCGGTGGCGGAACGATTGCGGTGCAAAATCCTGCTGTTCTGACCATCGCTAATGTTATTACGGGGAGTGCATTGTCGATCTTCGATGATGAAGACCCAGACCCACAAGCACTTGGAACGCTTCTAGCTTCCGAAGAAGCCCTCGCGGGAACAACCTATCAATTTAACCACTCAAAGGCTGGCGATGATGTCGTCATTCAGATGATTGCGTCTGGATATGAAGAAATAAACCAGCTTTTACCGCTCACTGCGAATGATCAAACGATAATTCTTGAGCCTGTATCAGAGGAAAATCTATAATGGCTGCACCAACACTCATTACGCTTGCAAACTTCTCGACATTGCTTGTTGAGTCCACACAAGGGCGTTCGGGAACACCTGATGGTAACATCTATTTCGATCAAGCTAATGACTTGGTTGAACTGATTACAGTCGAGGAATTAGCGCAAGTTGATCTTGGATCAGGACTGGAGCCTAATCCATTGGCTAACCTAGAGGGCATCACGCTCCAGGCTCTTTATGCTTTTGAGCGGGCAAGTCGTAACGCTAACGTTGCTTTGCGCTTGTTCCTTCCCGGCACAAAGGGCGCGTTCCAAGACGCGGGTGCGTTTCAGTTCCGCAATGGTGTAAAACTGGCTGGAAGTGACCGGACTAAAGTTCGCGGTTCTGGTTGGACAGAATTTTCAAACAATGGCGCAATCGACCGTGTTTATTTCGGTGTTCGCTCACTCAACGATATCTTGCCCACTTCTCAGCCCTACGTGCAGATTGC